CGTAGCTGATGCGTCATAAACCTCGACTGGAAACGCACCTGCTATCGGTGTCTGTGATATGTTCCAGCCCTCGTCCGCGTATAGGTGTATAACCTCACGCTCGTGGAGTTCGCCCTGTCCGAGACAAATAACGTGCCGAGGTGTGTTGTTGTCTCTGACGATAGTGAGCTGAATCTTATCGTTGTAGTCTTGTGAGACCTCGATTTCGCTACGTCTGTCCCTCGCCTCGATGATGTTTAAAACGGCCTTGCCTCCGTATCCATCGGACTCGAAAGTAAATGCCATTCTTAAATTAGACTGTGCAGCGGTTAGCAGATTAGTCGCACCTTCAAACGTTGAAATGTATCTGTTAAACTGATACGTCCCGCCCGAATACGATGTGTTTGCAACCTCTATCCACTCCCCCATCGGTAACAGCCGGAGCGAATCCGCAAGATTGCCCGAGACTATCAGATAATCTTGCCCCGCTGGAGGCTCGATGATCCATTGACTGAGGCACCCTCGCCACGTTCTCCCCGTGTATTTGATCGTATTCTCTGCGATGTCTATCGTACTCCCGAGGATCTCTCCACCGTACTCGGTGCCCTCCACGAACACGATACAACTGATTTCGTTCTCTGCCCACAGGAGACCGTCCTTCGTGGTCGGTAGTTCCATAGTTAATTCAAAGTTATTTGTAACGTAGTCGATGTCCGTTGAGACCTCAAACGCTCCCTCGAAGTGACTCAAGTATCCGCTCGTCTGTACTCCGTTTTCGTCAGTCTTGACGTAAATTAAATCCATGACGGCTCGCTCCTTCTTTCAATCGTAGTGAAGTCGAATCTGATTTGACCGAATGTTAAGTCGGTGTGCTGTCCTAACGTCAGGAATGGAGTATTCTCTTTGTCTCTGTAAACGAACGCATCCGTACTCGCTCCATTCGGCTCCAGTATCGTGATAGTCTTGACTGACCCGTTCGACACGATCTTGAGTCGCTGTGTAGCGTCGATCGTGATATTGACCTTCACCGGCTTATTATCTAGATAGATGACCGGATTAACTTGTGGGCCATATATGATAGTTTCGAAGCCGTTCCCGGAACCAGCGAGATCGATACTCGCGTAATGGCTTTCCGGCTGTGAGTAGCCGTAGTTATATCCACGCCCCATGAGTTCATCTTCGAGTGTATAGTCTCGTCCGAGGTTCTCTCCCGTGGAGCCACCGCCTGGATCACCGTTGTATGACCTTGTCACCATACGGAGCCAAGTGGAGTTAGGTGATACCGCTTCAAAAGCAATAACGTGATCCCTTTTGCCATAGAATGAGTGCTCTGACTTAATCACGTAGCAGTTAAGTCTCCACCCATTTATCAAGAGATAGCCTGGCTCATTCGCTAATATGTCATCCGTGAAGATGTCGCATAGTGCATCATAATCTGTGAGAGAATTACTTGTAATCGCAACGCTGAATGAATACGTTGTTTTATCCCTTCGAAAACTACCAAAGTGGCCAAACTGGTCGCTATATTCCCATGTCTGATCTTTAAACTCGCCCGTGCCAAGCACCATATAATATGGGTCCTCACCGAACGTCAGCTTTAATATTCCATTTCGGTTGTAGTAGTAAACTTTATCCATCGCCTACCTCACTAAACTGTTGACGTAACGTCCAGCCCACATTCCATTTATTTTAAAGTCCTTTTCTTTTGAAACCTCCTCAAGCAATGCCATTAATATTGTGTTCTGCCTTATGAGTAAAGCTTCAGTCTGATTGTTTTGCTCATCCAATCTCTGCCAAAATGGATCTAGTGGAAGTATCGCCTCAGGCCCTGCTTCACCCATTCCGATTCCACCGAATATAGTTGCGCCGTCCACGATACCGCCTTGTCTGTACCACGAGACGGACAGACTTGGAACGGTTTTATTCTTTAATGAAAATTCACCAGTCAGCTTGAAGTGTGGCAACTTGATATTGCTCATGACCTTGCCAATGCTGAATGGGAAGTAGGATTTTATCTTGTCGATTACTGCCTTAACCTTTCCAATCAGTGCATTGATCGGTGCCATGAATCTGTCACGAATACCAGCCGCCGCTTGTGAGACCTTGCCCCATAGTGCCGAGCCGAGTCCTGTTACAATCGCAAGTCCAATCTTGCCGATTGCCAAAACAATCTTCGGCAGGTTCCTGATCAGGGCCGTTGCAAGCTGCATAACTAACTGTCCACCAGCTGTGAGGATCTTCGGCAATTGTGTCCTCGCCCATGTATTAATCTGCGTTGATGAGACTCCATTCGCAAAGTTCGTTATATTCGTTGCTAAACTTGTCAGCAAGTTGGATATCCCTGATACCAACAGCGGAAGGCCTGTCTGTAAGAACGCCAGTATTGCGGTCGGAAGAGATTTGACCAGCGTCCCAATCATTGGAATGAAGTTACCAAAGAAGAACGTACTTACTGATTGCGCGAGCTGTGTCATAGCCGGGCCCACATTCTGCCCAAGTGCAAGAGATCCGAGCAAGTTCTGCGCCGATGCCTTCATAGCATTAAACGAACCGCTGAACGTCTGTGATGCCTCTGCCGCCGCGACCCCAGTCAGACCCAAGTCTCCTTGTATCGCGTGAATAGCAGCATAAACGTCTCCGAGATTGTTGATGTCATAGTGGACACCAGTCAACTTCTCTGCATCCGCCAGGAGCCGTTCCATCTCGGACTTCGTTCCGCCGTAGCCTAACTTCAAGTTATCCAACATGGTGTAGTTCTGCTTGGCGAAGCCCTGATATGCCATCTGAACCGATGTGATATCCGTGCCCATCTTCGCAGAGTTGTCGGCCATGTCAAGAATCGCCGTGTTCGCCGCCTCTGCTGCTTTGGTTACGTCTCCACCAAAGGCCTGTTTTAGAGATGCTCCGAACGAAACGGCCTGTTCCGAGTAGTCGTTCATCGAGATACCCGCCTGAGCCGCTTCTCGCGCGTATGCCCTGACTCCGTCTGCCGCTTCGCCGTAAAGCGTGTCCACTCCACCAAGATATGACTGCTGGAGTTTCGCACCTTCATCGAGCGCACTCTTGACGGTCTTAATCACAGCCGCGCCGATTGCCACCTTTGCGAGAGCCTTCTTTGCGAATCCGCCTATTTTCGTTCCCGCATCAGTACCGGCCGCTGCCGCTTCTCCGCTGAGTACGTTCGTTATTGAGCCTTTTATGCCTTGCGCGGATGGTACGATCTGTACGTAAGCCGTGCCAAGTGTAGCCATAGTTACTCTCCTCTGATCTGTTTCAGAGCGGTTTCAAAGTCCTCCGCCGTTCTGAATCCTTTTACTTTTGGTTTTGTCTCGCCCTGTATCGCCTCTGTAAACAGGAACGGTTTGCTTGTTTTATCCTTGCTAAATCCCGCTCTCAACAGCGAAAGGTTGTCAGCGATAGATGCGAGTATTACTGTCTCCAAATCCACTGGCATGTCAGAGATTCGGAGCTTTATTCGTGAATTATCCCTCAGACCAGCAGATAAGGTCGCCACCAGTTGTACCGGGAGCGACCTATAATCAAATATCTGATAAGTCTCGGCAAGATCGCATATTAATGCGTTCTCGTCGATACTGATCATGCTGGCGAGGGTTAGGAGTTTTTTAACTCGTTGGCGGATTCCATAATCTCTGTCAGAGCGTCGACCATCTTGTCAGCTGGAGTTACTCCGTCCACCTCGAGGTGTTTCGCAAGTTTATCGACCTCTTTTTCGCCGCCTAACAGTTTCTCGGCGATGTCCACTATCAAGCCTGTGTCGCCCTTATCGATTTTGCGAAGCAGTGTCAGAAATCCCCAGTCGTTCAGACAGTTCTCGTTGATTTCAACATTGAACCCGTCTTTTAATTTAGCCTTCATGTGTACACCTCCTTATCCATTTGCCTATTAGGACTGCTTGATGTACTCGTAGTGAGTATTGCCATCCGTATCAGGCAGAGCTGTTATAGTGACTTCATACCCAACAGCATCGGAGTCTGTGTACTCGATGTCGCCGATTTCTGAAATCTTTCCATGAGGAATAACAACTCTCTTAACTGTGTTGCTGTTCATGACCATGTCGATTGCCCACACGCCCTCTTCTGGTTCCGTGGCGTTCGCCTCGATTGTAATGCCTGTTGAGAGTGTGCCGGAGACATTGCCGGATCCATACACAGCCTTGAGGACTTCCACGTTCAGAACTTCGATAAGAGTGAACTGGAATGTATCAGTTTTCTCTTCCTGAATGTTCAGAACCGTGTCGCCACCCCATGCCTTGATATCTGTAGTATCAGGGCTGTTGGAGTTTGTGAGTCCGTCCTCGCTTACATATCCGAGCGCCTTAAAGTCGGCTGCAAGAGCGGTTGTGGCATCTGTTGGGAGAGTAGTTCCTTTCGCCGCTCTCCAGATAGCACCACCGATCGCCGGCTTGCCAGCACTTACGTTTCCTACTGTCTGTGCCATTTAGTGCCTCCTAATAATGAGTTATTGAATACACAGCCTGCCAGCGGTACTGCTTTGTGGCTGTGTTCGTAAAGTTGTAATCTGTTTCGAGCTCGACCCGTGTAATCTGATCAAACTCAATTAATCCTTCCATCACCTCAGTGACTTCTTGATTCAGAAGCATGGCGTCATACAACGTAGCACCATACGACTGGATCGCGAAGGACGATGTGATGATGTGGTTGTTTCGGCTGCTTCCTGTCTTGTCGACCAGAACATAGTCTGTCGTCTGTTCGGGAGCCTCCATCCCGACGAATACCTCAAGATGCTCACTGAGGTAGTCGATCAGTAAAGTCTCGATCATATGCCACCTCCTCTGGCCTTGAGCAGGGTGTTATTCTCGTAGTTGTCTCTGCGGGCCTCGACTGTAGCTGCATGAACTGATGCGTTCACACGATTCGTCCCTACGTGAGTAGTAAGCTCGTACCCCGGACCGCATCTGCTCTGGATCCTCGAAGCGTACTCGGACACGACGCCCATAGCTTCGCCCGATTTCAGCAGTTGTCTTACACCCGCCTTGTCCAATTTGAAATTAACCTTGCTCATATCTTTCGACCTGCACCTTCTTGTTCCAGCTGAGCGGAATCATGTCATCAATGCCCTGTGTCGGGATCCCGATGATCCTCCAGTCGGCATCAAAGAATCTGACCTTCTTCCCTGCTGTCCAGTTGTGTGTGTCACCCTTCGGTATTCCAAGTTGATATACGGCTTTACGGCCCGTGAGGTTGAATGTCTCAAGCTGTTCTGTAGAGCTGACAGGAGCAACAAGCACGTTGTCCACCTCTACGGGCACTTCCGCAAAGATTGGTTTGTTCAGTGGGTCCTTGCCCGTCTGAGTCAAGTCGTAAAGGACGATTGTTACTCCTCTGATTCTGGCCATAAACTGATCACCCCCATACGCTGTCTCTTAAGTCCGAGCCTCGCCAGTTCGCTCTTCTTTATGAAAAGGCCTCCGCCCGGCACGAGATATGTGCCGGATACGGAGTAACCTAATGCAGATTCAGAGAACTGTGTTGCGGGCTCACTGTCAGTGGATGTCATCAATGCCCTTGCCACTACATCCACCGTGACGGACTTCGCAACCGATGCGAGTGTCGGTCTCTCCTCAATCATATCGTCGAGATTCTTTCCGACCTTAAACGCTTCCTCACGGAGCGAGTCCGAAACGATCGGGAGAAGCGCATCAGCACGAGTGGATTCATCTGTTGTCATCTGTCTCCACAATGTGTTGATGTCTTCGATAGTTGCGAAGTTGCTCATTGTCTACCCCCTTATGATTAAGCGTTGTGATATACGACAGAGGTCTGCTGAGTAATCTTGTATCCGAAGGCCTTTCTGCCCTGAACTGCGCTGCATCCGATGTGAGCGCCGTCAGCAAGATCATAAACGCCTACTGGAACGTTCCAAGCGTCTACGAAGTGGCAGAAGTCGCTGTTGCCGATAACGTAGTCAACAGTCTTCTGTGAAGAACCGGAACCTGTTGTCAGCCCGTTGAGGTTGATTGCTTCATATACAGGGATTCCTGCAAGTCTGCCCATGTAGCCAGCACCGAGTTCGCCTACGTTTGCAGCAGCCGCTACGAATTCAGGGCTCTGGATCAGCTTCGCATAGGAGTCGGAAGTAACAGCGATCCACAGCTTAGCCGGATCTACTTTCGCCTTCTTGACTGTAGCGATGTCTGTGACCATCTTCTCGTAAATGTTGCTCTTTGTCAGAGCTGTCGTGTCGCTCGAAGCTGTGCCGTGAGCGATGAGATCAGCAGCGAGAGCTGCGTCAACGACGTTCGCCAGAGCATAGCCGGCGGAGTCGAGTCTCTCAGCTACCATTCCGTCAGGAACTGCAGCAGCCATGAAGCCGTCGATGAGTTCGTTGACAGCGTAGTCGTTGTCGAGTACGAGTGTCTGATAAGTTGTAGCAGGGTTGCTGATAGCAAGACCTGTTGCTGTTACGTAAGCACCTGCAGTAGCTTCGGTCCTTACCGGGATCTTGACAGCACCGGCAACAGCCGCGCCATCGTGTCTCTGATTGAAGAGCGCAGCGAATACAGAGTTAGCTCTGAGCTTCGCGTCTACGATCTTCGAATAGCTTTCCATTTTGTTGTTATCCTGTGACATTGTTTTTCTCCTTGTTATAGTTTGATGTTAGGGTTCATCTTCTTGAATGCCGCCGTAACTCCATCCTCTTCCGGTGGAGTCTCTGGATTGCCCAGAGGCGGCACCTTTACGGTCCCTACAAGGTTCTTGAGCGATTCAGCGCTCTGTCTGATCGTCTCCTCGTCTTCTCCCTGAAGGAATCCGATAGCTTCATACGAAAGTCCGAACTCTCTTGCGATCTTCGTTTTTACCGAGTCGGTCTCGTACTTCGCAATAGTGCCGTCCTTCTCCGTCAGCTGAGTCTGCAGAGTTTCTTTTTCGTTAGTCAGAGCACTGACTTGTTCAGTAAGTCCATTGATCTGCGCATTGAGTTCCTCGCTCTGCTTCTGCAGGTCTTCCGGTGATATCCACCCTTCGAACTCTTTGCGTCCGATTTCCTTACCTTCGAGCCTTGCCTGTCCAACGAGTTTGTTCACTTCTTCCTGAGTGAATGTTCTATCTTCTGCCATTTGTTACCTCCCACTCTTAACCGTTGTAGTCACGTAATTTTGCTTATTAAAAAAGCAGACCCCATTGTCTGCCTTTAATAACTGATTCTTTGTATTTTCTTCTCCTTACCTTCCGAGCATTGCCATATCGCCAGGATGCATGAATCGAGAAGACCGATTTCCATCTGATCAAACTGTGCTCTGTATCCGAAGCCACCATTTGCGCCAATGCCTCTCTTCTCGCAGTTCGTTGCGACCTGCTTCAGAGACGGCTGATCCATATGGCATATCTCCTGAGCGTACAGCAGCTGTTCGAACTTGGCATTTGCTACGATGATCTCTTTGACCGTCGGCAGGATCACGTTTTTGATGCCTTCCGCACCCAGTTCGTCACTCAGTATCTTCTGATTGCCTGACCCGTCAATGACGATGACTTCAGGCTTCATCGCTGTCAGCAACTGGATTATCCATCCGTTGCCTGTTCTCAGCGATTGACAATCGATAGCCTCGAAGAATATCTTGCCATCAGATGTCCTGGATGCCACCGACACGGATACAGCTGTCTTGCTGTACTTGACACCGACATAAAGCTTGTCGGAGATCCTCGGGACCGACTCGCACTTGAGCCCCTCCCATTCCGTGACGGAGATCTCAGACTTCAGATTCGACTTCGCCCAGTATCCAAGACGCTGGATGTTGAAGTCGAGCTCGTCCTTCTTGTCTTCCGCTCTGATTTTCCTCTCGTTCAGCTGATAGCCCATCGCAGGGTTGCATTCGTACCACATATCGACATCGTTGACATCGGTGATGTGCTCTGTGGACCATTCAGCCCAGCCGGTGTCTTCTGTCTTCCCTGCGAGGCAATCTGTCCTCAGATTCGGAAAGACCGTTCCCTTCGATACCAGCGTCGGCGGAGTACCGCAGAGGATTATCTGCGGGTTGTCCGAGTCGGACACGACATACTGCAGGGTGTTCTGCTGATCGTCTGTGTACTCCTGAGCCTCGTCCACGATGAGTGTGTCGAAGCCTTCGCCCAGTCCTCCTACGGAAGTCCTTGTTCTGAAATCCACAGTACCGCCTGTGTCGAGCAGTTTTATCCGCTCCAATCCGAATTGCTTCGCATAGGTATAGGACTTCGTATAGACCTCATCACGGCTCACACGCTGGATCTCTTCGTACCCCATATCCTTCAGAAGGTTTGCAAGCCTGAGTGATGCAGAGGACGATGTCGTTGTTCTGTGAGCTGTGTGCAGTACCTTCCGACCTGCAAAAAGGTCATCCAGTTCCGCGATGGTTATAATCTCGCCTTTGCCGTTACGTCTTGGTACTTCATAGCCAAACTTCGTGTGGACGAATAATCCCTCTTCATTCACCGCCCGAATGTCGTACACAAGTGCCTCTTGCCAGGGCTGTGGAGTACGGCCCGTATGCTCATATAGATCAATGGCTCTCTCTCCGAGAGTCTCGGTGTAAGGTAGTACAACGGAGCTTGTGGGAGTCTGGCGCCCATATCTGACGTCCATCTCCTACCTCCGTTTTACTTCTTGTTTGCTTTCTTTAATCGTTTTTCAAGTGTATCGCTGCGGGTGTTCCACAGGACGCTGTTCCTGTCGACTTCGCCCTTTGCGAGTGCCGTGATCCTTCCTTCAGCGTTCTTGTCAGGAAAATACTCTACTTTACAGCGGCACCCTTTATGTCTGGCGAAGACTCTGCGGTCCATTCGGCTGTCATATTCATATTCGCCCGCTACATCCTTGCACCAGTCTGTGTGTTTCGTGTCGTGGCTCGGATAGGATCCTGACCACGTCCTTTTTATAATTGGTTGAAGCCCTGCGCTCTTCTGAAAGTCTGCATTGTACTTGATGATCGCGTCGACCATCGAAAGCAGTTCCGGCACGGCCACATTCTCGAGTGCGTCCTTTATCTTCTCAGACTCGACTGCAGACAGCTCCTGAACCACCGCGTCGATTCGTGCATTCGGGGGCTTCGTCACCATCGGCCTGAGGCCAATGCCCGCTGCGTCATTCAGATTCTGCTGAGCAACCTCTGCGAAGATGGATATCAGCCCGTGTCCTTCTCGAAGATACTCTGCAAGCTCTTCCGGTGACGATACTGCATTCACGATGTACTCACCGATGACTGCAGCCAATTCATTGACGTCTTCGTAAGTACCTGCGCCCGTATCGAGATTGAGGATACGGCTCCACGCCTTCGGGTCCTTCATGATGGCCTCAACAAGTTCCTGCCTCAGCGTTTTTTCGTCCATAAACACCTCCCTGCTTTAACCGGAGCAGTCCCGTAACAGTGTTATATTCCCATCAAATCCCTGAGCTTCTCTTCTGTGAAGTAATCAGGGAATGACTGCTGAAGTTTGAGTGCTGCGTCACCGATTCCACTCATTGCGGAAGCATCCGGCTCGAATACCGGTTCCCACTTCGGAACGGTCAGATAGAACTGATTGCGCCTGTATGCCTGATTGTCACGAACACATGCTGCAAGATATCCGGCATTCAGAAGACCGGAACCGAACGACCTTTGTGCCGCTCTTGCCTGCAGCCTCAGATTCTCGTGAGATGCCTTTATCGCCTCAGAGCTTGCAGGGTTGCCCGATGCAAATCCGAGATCTTCAAGAGTCAGTCCTGTTTCACCAGCGAACAGACCCGCGAACATTTTCAACTGTTCGATGTGTGGCGTCATGCTCTGCTGGGTGAACTGTCCGACCTTCGGCGTGTCTCCGTCGCTGTCCTTCGTGATCTCGAGCATCATGCTCATCGCGGCGGGCCACTTATCCAGCGGTTCTGCCTCAGGATCCGTCCCGAGCACATACTTCTGCGGAATGCTGTAAAACTCTGCGGATATCTCCGAACGCTTTACAGTACGCATTGCCGAATCAGCAATATTCATACAAGCCCTGCTGATACGCGAGTGACCGAACGGCCTGACCGCATCAGGTCTGTGAATAATCGGAACCAGCAGAGGATAAGGTGCCTCGTACTGATAGATCTGCACGCCATTCGAACCCTTCTGGTAGTATTCAGTTCTTCCCGGAAGGAAATATGCTTCGAGCAGCGGCTGTCCGTATTTGTCACGGTCAAGCACCGCATAGCCTTCCGTCAGCAACCCCGTGATAGGATCCATCGCGCCGGTCGCGTTCATTCCATCTATCACCTGCAGTCTCGGATATCCGTCCTCGTCATTGCTGATATAGATGAAATCGCATGAGCTGATCAGAGCGCCCAGGAAGGCACTCGGAAACAGCACGTCCGGATTGTTCATCTGGAATATCTGATTGATGTTGAAATTGTCTTCTGCGAATTCCCTGAAGACGAGTCGGTCTGCAAGCGAGTCAACCGCCTTCGCGCACCATCCGAGCGTGTTGGTCCAGCTCTGGAGCTGCGGAGGTGTGCTGATTCTCATGTCAGCAGCCACGTGCTTCATCTCATAATGACTGTATCTGGTGCGAATCCTCGTCTGCTTCGATGCCAGCTTCGCCCTTAAGTAGTCCATTCCGTAGATCATTTTTTTAACTCTCCTGTCGCCAATTGTGTACAATTCTGCGAGATATATGCCCA